AACAATTAATTGATATCGTTTTTAGTGTTTTTTTGGGTTTGTGTTTTGCTTTTTTAGCATTACATTATTTTGACGTTTTATTTTTTTAATAGGGGTTAATGATGCCAAAAATTATATTTAATCGTTTACTTAATGGGTGGTTTATTGTGCGCGGGTTACATCAAACCCCTATAGGCGGCCGTTTTGAAACAAAACAAGCGGCCATTGATCACCTAAACAAAAAACGGGGGGTTTAATTATGCAAAAATCAATGACGGCTAAATACCCTGGTAAATGCTCTATCAGCGGCGCACGGATTAACAGGGGGGATCATATCGTTTTCGATACTGTTACCCGTAAAACATGGTTTAGTGAGCCAGGGGATTGTCAAATAATCCCTACAAAATCCAATTATGTATCTGACATTTATTCTATAGGCGGACGGGAATATTACCGAAATAAACGGGGCTTATGCATCGATGCCCCTTGTTGTGGATGCTGTAGCACCTAAGCCCATAACGTGAAACCCTTAATTTGAGGGTTTTGCATTGTGCGTTTGCATAATACGTTTACCCGTGCGTTTTCACGGGGTTAATAGGTGTTTATATGTCAATTTATAAAGAACACGGGTTTAATACCCGTAAAGAGTATTTAATCGATTTAGGGGATTCATACGGGATCGATAGCACAATTGTTTTTGCTCTCGCTGATATGCTTGGATCTAATGAGGATTTTGACGGGTTAGTCAACGCATTAGAAGATTATCAATTTAGTTCTGATTTCGGGGGCTAATATGAGCAAAATCACAATTATTATTCATACCGATAATGATGCATTCCAAAATAATTCCGTTGATGGAATGAGCCACGAATTGCCAGACATTTTAGAATCATTGGCAACCCATATTCTAGAAAATAATGAATTGCCTGGCTCTATTTATGATTCCAATGGCAACAAGTGCGGCTCTATCGTGGAATCAATAGCATGATATATGCAATTATTGGGTTAATCTTACAAATTCTGTTAAAACGTAAATAAAGGGTGTCAATATGTTAATCAAAGCAAAAATAGAGATCTATGAAGACGATAAATTAGAACACTTATTAGGTGATGCTAATTTTGGACTGGTTGAATTTTCTAGTTTAGAAAAACTATTAGAGGAAATCAGAGCCGCTCACAATTTGGCACAAACCCCGTGTCATTTCAAAATAACTGCTATTTCATACGATTATTAAAGGAATTAATAAAATGAGTTATATAAAAAAATCTTATTGTTATAAACATAAAAGCCCATTGCTGGGAGAAAAACAAGGTTATAGCAATATGCGGGTTTTTCATGGGCATATAAGCAAAGCCACAGCAATAAAACACGGGTTTTATCGTGTTACTTTACAAATTCATGATATGAGTGGCAAAGGTAGGGGTGAAGCCCGTTACTTTGTTACGCCCTTCGAAAATATGTCTAAATTTAATTAAGGGGGTTTTATGCTTATTGAATCATCAATGAATTTAGAAAAACTAACCGAACACATGGACGTAAACAACAACGGAGACATTACCCCAAACCAAGCAAAAAAGATGCGTCAATTATTGGTTTTCCATGCCAATGCTTTTGAGTGGAAAAAAACTCAGGACGTAGACGATTCAGACTGGTTTAGATTACTAAAATCAGCAAAAGACTAAGTTAGTAAGCACTCACTAAGCCACCTTCGGGTGGTTTTTTTATGCCCTTTTAAAGGCTCTCATTAACCCATCTATGTAGGGTGATTAGGACTAGTCTATTTTGTTGGCTTCTAGGGGTGTTTTAATGCGTTCTGTGGCTATTCGTGCGGGTGATTGTCCGTAGTTGATACAGTTACCAGTCCCACAATGTTTAAATTCATGTCGGGGGTTAGCCCTAAATTGTGAAAGTGAGCCGCCCACACAATGGCAATCCGAAAACCCTCGCTCATGTTGCCGCCGCCTATGGTAGTCAGAATCTTATGATCATTTGGCGTAAATTTAACGTGTATCGCTTTTTTCTCTTGTTTTTCCATTGATGCAATCCCGCCAATATTCAGCGATTAAAAGTGATTCTGCTATGTTTATATCTTTCTTTCTTTTCAATGGTGCTGTAGGCCATAGCATTCTGGCGCAATCCAATGCTTCCCCTTTATCGCTTGATAGGTGGTAATGGCGTTTCCACTTCTGAGGGGACACCATGTGCAGACTGTAATTTGTGAGGGTACATACAGCCGTTATAACGCCCACAGCCCTACCAAATTGGAAAGTACTAGCCACTCCTTGGTTTGGCATTGAATGGACTAATTCGCAACATATCTCTGCGCCTTCCTTTGGATCTACCAAGCGAAGAATCATGTTTTTAAACACCATAGGCAGAATATGCTTGTCTTGATGTTCAATCATGAATGAATCTAAGTAATCCCCATTTGAATCAACTGCACCCACAGCGCCAGACACAGAGCCAGGGTCGATTCCTATGTAAATCATTTCCAAAACCTTTTGAGCAAATCAGTACCAAAGTTCTTTTGGAACTCTTTTGGCTCTGGCTTGGTTAGTCTCTTTTTCTTAGGGATTGCGCCCACATAGACCTCTTCTTTGGTCTTAAAGATGGTAAAACAGATGTTGCAGAGCCTTCTGCGATAGTTAAATAACTCGCTTTTGGTGGTTTCGGTAATGATTGTTTTGTCTGACTGACACTTAGGGCATTGCATTTTTAAGTTCCTTTATTCGTTGTGCTACCAAGATACCGAGAGTAGGAAAATCCTTCTTTAGTTCCTTGGTTCTGTATCTCGCCACCTCTATCGTCTGTGGATTCATTGCTATCAAAGCATAATGGTTTGTCAGATATTCTAGGAATGTCTCCTGTGATGAGTAAGGCTTTAGTTGTGAGAGATACGGGCATGGGATGACCTTCTCTGAGTCTATCGAGGTGTTTTCTGGCATCATTTAAGGTCATTTCAATCCCCACAAAAGCAGGATATGCCTTCTTCATTTTGGTCAAACATATCGTCTTGTTCAAACGAGTATTTATACATTTGGGCATAACTTGGGCGATCAATGGCAAAGAATTTCCCATCTCCGTGGCATCTTTTGGCGGCCTCTTCCTCCTGTTTCATCCACCAAAACGCTCTTTCTGGCTTTTCTTTTATCAGGCTTAAGACTTGAGATTTTGGTTTTAGCATACATAAATCGCAGTTTCCGTGCATTGTTTTGCCGTTTATGTTGGGCAGTCCTAAGTCAAAAGTTTGGTTTGCCCAAAAATTACCGACTTCTTTTGACGAAACCCCGATTGGGACTAAAGGCATACAAACTGTCTCGTATTTCCTTTCAGGGTGAGGATTAGCCCTAAATTTAGCCACACGCCTTGGTTCATCTGCCCTAATCCCAATAAATGAGTCCCACTCTGTCCAGCCCAGCGACTTTAAATGTCGGTGCATGGTTCTGGTTTTCATTTGGCTAGAGCAGTATCTAGCCCTTCCATTTGGCAAAGCGGGTTGATACCAATTTATTACAGCATCAAACGGCTCACCATTTCTGCTTGCAGTCTCATAATTAACAACTTTTGAGATTTTTTCATTATTTTCAACGGCAAACTCTAGCCATGTAATCTCAACACCCCATTCTTTAGAGCATTGGTTTACAAAGTCTAAAGTGGCATTTTCTTCTTTGCCTGTGTTACAAAATATCACTTTTGCTTGATTTGGTAGGCTCATATCGTGAGCCTGTAAAACCTTCCACAGCATATAAGCGGAGGTTCTACCTCCTGAAAAACTAATACAGGTGGCGTCTTTTATTAAAAATGAGTTCATTTGCGTAACCTTTCTAAAGCCAATTTAATTTCAGGAGGCATCGGAACACCCTCTTTTAGTTTTTGCTCAACAGCAATAAGTGCTGGATCACGATCAAATCTGCTTGGCACAGTCGTAAAAACTTGATCTGCTTTGTTTACAGGGGCTTGGTTCTGACTTCTCACCCAATTACGCCATGTAGCAAACCAATCTAGTTTTACCCCTTGTTGTCCAGCCTTGGCTACCCAATAGTCTTTGAATGTCTCAAAAACTTTAGACGGGTTAAGGTCAGGTCTATCTTGTTGGCAAAAGTCTTTCCATTCTTCTGTTAAACAAAAGTCGGTGGAGAGGCGTGAGCCTCTTGTGCTCTCTACCTTTGGTTTATGGTTAATGGTTATTGGTTTATGGTTATTGGTTGCATCATGTGTCTGGGATGTAGGCATGATGGGTACATGATGTGTCATTAATGTAGAGATGTATTGTAGGTGGTTATTATTATTATATGCATCAATAAATAACTCTTTATTAGCATAATGTTTTAGTGATGGATTATCTCTGATGAACGCACCAAAGGCAGAAGTTGCCTTGTGATTCCTGTATTCTTGAATTTCCCTGTCTGCCCTTGGGTTAACAAAGCCCTCGTCTGTGGATAAAAATAACTCATTGAGGACAGTTAGCACATCTTGTTCGTAATCCTTCATGCCTATCTGCCTAGCAATGTCTCGTTGCTTTATAGGTTTCTCATGTAAGTAATAAAAGTCCAACAACCTACGATAAGCCAAATCTTCCATTGGAGTTAAATGGCTTGTGTGCGACTTGTAATCGCCAATATGAAATTGATAAAAGTGCATCGAATTTTCCCTTTTTCACGCACCTTTAGAAGAAACTGCGGCAGGGGAAGGTGTAACCCTTTTCGATGTGGGGATCAATCCGCATCTAGCCGTGTTTCAAACAATTATAGGGAAACTCTGGGCAATACCAGATTGTCCCCAAACTTACTAGGATATTTAAGGAAATCTGATGCGCCTACCCTGTTGCCACCATTTTTGAGGTCAGCCCCATCATAGGTTTCTGTGGTAGTTCCAGCCGCCACTCTATCCTTGTTAACCCGTGGAGTTTGTTCTGCCAACTTAGCCACCCCAAACCCCGTTATGTGCCAAACTTCATCAATCTCCAACGCAAGCCCAAAGTTCTGAAGGTCGTTCAGATAACGCAAATAGTGAAATCCTTGGTTTCCAACTTCTGTATCCTTGTCGGTAAAGCGTTTCAAAGATGATGCGCCATGCGCCAACCTCTTAAGAATTGAGATATGTTGTTGCTTTAGTTCCATATAGTCTCCTTTTGACAGGCAATCCTATACTTAAATTTAGTTTGTCAACATAGGGTTTGTCCTAGTTCACAAGCCTTTTTTAATCCTTGACAATCTCTCTACCAACTTAAAAAGGAGTTAACAATGTCGGTAAAACCTAGTGACTTTAAACATGAGATTTGTGTCTACTTAGAGGGCATTGGCGAGTGTCTTGTCTGCTTTGACATACTGAGTCCAGGCGATGAGTTAGACGCTGACCACAGCGATTCCTATGAAATTGATTTTTCGGTATTCGATGATCAAGATAAACATATTTCTTATGATATAAGCAAGAAGCAATATAACCATTGCGAAAACAAAGCAATGGACGAGATGTTAGAGATAACAACGCAATGGCGAAAAGAATGGGAAGAAATTAGCGTATGACAAAAGCAGAGATGATTCAGCACTTACGCATGGCGGCTTGTAACGAGAACACAGTCACAGGCATGAGCAATGCGTTTGATCTTGGGCAAGAGCATGAACGAGATGTTATTGCAAGCATCATCTTTAACATGGTGAAAGACCAACACTTAGCCCAGAACATTGTTGACACAATGAGGGTTAGAGAATGAACGACAAACTTGACGAAGCCTTTGATTTACTGGAGTTTGATGTAACTGACCAGATCAGAAACATGGAATACCTTGCTGAACAAAAGAAGATTTCTACTGGTGTTACAGATGGCACTATTCAAAGAGCATTGGTCAGGGATTTGACAGAGAATCTACGCACATTACAAACAAGTAATGACCCATTACTACTGCGTAATGATGTGTTAGAAGAGGTGGCAGTCGAGTTGGCTAAGTTACCCTTTGGGGACACAGCCGCTAGTTATGCCGCATTTGTGAGAGCGATGAAGAGTTAATATTTTTAAATAGGAGTTAATGTGATTAGAAAAACCATTGGGGTGGAAGCCCCATACCGCAAGAGCGACTACACATATAAGGATATGCTGATAGATCGCATCAAAGACCTAGAAGCCTTGGTTGCCAAACTTGAGCAACGCATCAAAGTGCTGGAGGCTAAATGAAAGCAACATTTGAACATGAGTTAGTTAAACGCATGATTGATGAAGCAGTTAAAGCCGAGCGTGAGGCGTGTGCAAAGATTGCTGACGAATGGGCAGTTGGTTGGCCTCATCCTTCACAAGTCATTGCTGAAAGAATAAGGGAGCGAACATGAAAATACAAGACGAACTACAAGCAATCTATGAAGATGAATCCAATGTCTTCTACTGTTGCTATTGCTTGCAACCACAGGGTGAGAAGATTGGCTGTTGCCATGAGAACCACTTTGTTGAGTTCAAGTACCTTGATAACGACTGCAAACAAGAAATTGCACAGGAGATTTTAAATGGATGAACTTATAAAAACCACTCGTATGTTTCCACGTTCTTTGCGTGAGGCGTACCCAAAAGATTATGTGAACGAAAACATTATTGAAGGGCCGTTTTACTCAGCCCCAAACATCCACGACATACCCGTTTTATTTGCATTGATTGCTGTTCTCAGCATGATTGCAGTTGCTATTTGGAGATACTTTTGAACGACTACTCGACCATACTCATGCGAATAGAACAATCGGTGAAAACCCTAGATAAAAAATGCTTGAACAGCAAGTATGATGGATTTATCCAAGACATAAGCGCAATACAGAATGATCTGGTTATGCTTAGTCATTGGATAGGTGAACAGCAAGTTAAACAAAGTCAATATTTAAACAGGAGTAAATGATGAATAGTGAACAAGTGTTAGCAATGCTCAAGACAAACGTCAATGAGCATACAGAGAAGAAAAACAATCTTACATACCTATCATGGGCATGGGCATGGGCAGAGGCTTTAAAGGCCGATCCTGAAGCAATCTACAAGATAGAAATGTTTGGCGATAAGTGTTTCATGGACATCAACGGCACAGCGATGGTCTTTGTAACAGTCACTATGTATGGCAAACCAATGACTTGCCAACTTCCCGTGATGGACTATCGCAACAAAGCAATCCCTAACCCAGACGCATTTGCAGTCAATACAGCCATCATGCGTTGTATGACTAAGGCTTTGTCTTTGCATGGTTTGGGCTTATACATTTATGCGGGTGAAGACTTACCTGAAGGCGAGAGCGATGAAGGCACTCCTGATGAAGGCAAGATGCTTGACTACATTGCGGCTATCGAGGCTACAACAACCCTTGATGATCTAAAAGATATTTATATCAGAGCATTTGCGGATTGCGATGGAAACAAGGCATGGCAGACCAAGATGATTGCCGCTAAAGATGCTAAGAAAAAGGAGTTGAAATGAGTAATATTCCAGCATTTCCTATAAAGGATTTTCCTTATCTAGAAACACATGATGGATTGTCTATGCGTGACTACTTTGCGGCTAAAGCATTGCAAGGAATGTTGGCAGAAACATCTCTGAAGGCAACCCCAAAAGAATTTGCTGATCAAGCCTACGAAATAGCAGATGCAATGCTGAAGGCGAGGCAAGCATGAGTGATACAAAAGTTATTGATGGAAAAAATGTTTTTTCTACAACAGATTTAAGTGGCTATTACGGATTAACTTTGTCTGCTTCTTTTCTTGAAAAGATTTCCAAAGCAAAACCCGTAAAAGTAAATCAAGGCGTGTATTGGTATGTCAATGACCTGCCTCAAATTGCGTCTGATTTGGTTAAATATTTTGCTCATTGCATCCCAATGGCAGTCAAACTAAAGGAAAAACATGAGTGAAGAAATAATCCAGGGTTCGCCAGAATGGTTTGCTCAACGCTGTGGCAAGGCTACGGCATCACGCATTTCTGACATCGTTGCTAAAACAAAGTCAGGTTATAGCACCAGTAGGGCTAACTACATGGCTCAGTTGGTAGTCGAGCGCATGACTAACCAAGTCGCTGAGTCATACACAAATAGTGCGATGGAATGGGGCATCGAGAATGAAGGTTTTGCCCGTGCGAACTATGAGTCCAAGATGAACTTGTTAGTAACAGAAACAGGTGCTATTGATCACCCAACCATTCCAATGTCTGCCGCTAGTCCTGACGGGCTTGTAGGTGATGATGGATGCCTAGAGATCAAATGTCCAAATACTGCAACGCACATTGATACTGTGTTGGGCGGTGAGATAGCAAAGAAATACTACGATCAGATGCAATGGCAGATGGTTTGTGCTAATCGTAGTTGGTGCGATTTCGTGAGTTTCGATCCACGGATGCCAGAGGGACTTCAGTTGTTCATTAAACGTGTACCCAGAGATGACAAGTACATTGGTGAATTAGAAGGAGAGGTTGTTCAGTTCTTAGCGGAAGTGGATGACAAAGTTAATAAGTTAAATCAATTAAGAGGTTAAATATGGAAAAACGTGATAACTCAGGTGTGTTGTTTAAGAACGACAAGAAAGAAAATGAAAAGCATCCTGATTACAAAGGAAACATCATGGTAGATGGCAATGAATATTGGCTATCTGCTTGGATTAAAGAAGGCAAGATGGGTAAGTTCATGGGCTTGGCAGTATCTCCACGGGATGCACAGCCACCAGCAAGCAAACCAGTTGCGTCTAATCTCAAGGATGATGACATCCCGTTTTAATCAGGAATATGTGGATGTGGTGCTTACCAGTACAGAGATTATGGTCTGTACATACATAGGTAAGTTACGCAACCACATAACCAGTCAACACGCACAAGACCGCAAACAGGATAAGTCCTTAGATGGTGTGCAAATATCCATAAACGGGGTAATAACCGAATATGCAGTTGCCAAGTTCCTCAAGTTGCCATTTGATCTAAATTGTGACTTTAGGAAGTTTGGTGCTGATCTAGTCACCCGTAAGGGTAAGACGATAGATGTTAAATGCACAAGCAAGATTGGTGGTCATCTTAATGCTGTTGTCTGGTCTAACACTAAACCAGTTGATGTTTTTGTCCTGACAGAGATACACAACACTTGTGTTCGCCTAGTTGGATGGATAAACAGCAAGGATTTCCTGCTAGAAGAGAACTTGTTTGATGTCGGCAATGGGGAGTATTATTCAGTCAGACAGTCCGAGTTAATACCATTTGAAGGAAACTACCATGAGTGAAGTCTTAATCTTTGTAGCAGGGATGATTGCACCTGCTTTCCTAAGTTCCGTATTTACCCTCTTTAAATGCTTAGAGGATGTAATTAAAACTAGGATTAAGTGATGGAAAGCCTACTTACCATCATTGTTCTGCTTGGCATAGGTGTCTGCATAGGCATTATCGTGCTAGGTGCAGTCCTATACATAAGTTGGGACAAAGACTAACCTAAGACCGCTAGAGCCTGTTGAACGTGCTTTATGCGGTCATCTAGTCCAATAGTGCCACCATTTATGATCTTGGTGACTTTAGTGTAATCAAGGGCATCCGCTGGTGGATTGCAGTTGTGGGTAGACCAAAACCATCCTGCGGTAAGTGCGGCAAACTTAGGGGTAGCAACAAGATCAGGCTCACTAACAAAATCAACGCCCAATGCCTTGCCAGCATGAAAATAATTAGAATGACCAGTAAGTTGGATACATCCACGACCACGAAACCTGTAACCATCACCACTTGACTCATCCCTGTTACCCATGCGGCTTGAGTAGACGTTATTGGCAATGCGCTTCGCATTTTTTTCGTAACCATTTG